GCACCGACCCGCGTGCGTGGGTGCGCCGTGTGAGTGACGAGCCCACTATCAGCCTCACCAAGCCGGCCCCGGGCGCCAAGGTCTACGACCAGTTGGCCCGCACCTCCCGGTTCGCCTCGGCGGTTCGCTCGATGCGCCGCCGCGAGAAGCACTTCACCGAGATTGCCACCAGCCCGGCCCCGTGGCTGGTGCCCAACGACGATTGGACCTGATCCCCAATGACCGTGCGTGCCCTGTTCATCACCGACGCCTCGGGCTCGATGCACCGCCTGGCCTCCGACGTGCGTGGCGGCTACAACTCCTACCTGGACAAGGTCACCGGCGAGAGCCCTGAGGTCCGGGTCACCTCCACCGTGTTCAACACCGAGGTCCGCATCCTCGACGAGGACGTGGCCGTGGGCGCCGCGACCCGGTTCGACGACCACACCTACGACCCGCACGGCGCGACCGCCCTGCTCGACGCCATCGGCAACACGGTGAAGCGGCTGCGCCGCGACGTGGCGTTCATGCCCGGCGACCAGACGCTGCTGTTCATCCAGACGGACGGGCACGAGAACGCCTCCGTTGAGTGGGACCGCGCGGGCGTGGCCAAGCTGCTGGCCGAGGTCGAGGCGGAGGGCTGGAGCGTCATCTACAGCGGGGTGGGCCCGGACGGCTGGGCCGAGAAGGCGAGCCTGGGCCGCCAGTTCGGCACCTATTCGCCTGCCTCGGCGCAGGGGGTGGCCAGCACATACCAAGGGTACGAGGTTGTGACCCGCTCGGCGGCGGGCGGCCAGACACTCAACAGCGGCGTGGCCAACAAGATGTCCCAGGAGGTCATCGACGCGACGCCCGGGGCGAGTGAGCCCGATGTCCAGCCCTGACCGGGTCGAGCACTTCCGGCGGCGCCGCTACGCCTACTGCCCGCACGAGGGCGTGGCGCGGTTCACGGTCGTCGACTACTGGCTGGCCTACCCGCCGCTGTACTGGTGCACCGGGTGCGGCTGGTCCTGGGAGCCCGGCGACAAGCCAGTGCCGCCCGAGCCCGGCCAGGGGGCCGTCGCGGCCCGGCGGGCCCACTCCCTCCTCCCGCCGCTGGACGCGGCGGCGTGGCGCAAGTTCATTCGGCAGATCAGTGAGGACTCAGAGCAGGAGGCAGCAGCGTGACCGACCAGCAGGCCAGCGACCGGGTGACCCACGACCTCAGCGTGGAGTACGTCGACATCGACACGGTGGCCGAGCACCCGGACAACCCCCGGCGCGGCAACACGCAGGTGATCGTTGAGTCGCTGCGCCGCACCGGTCAGTACCGGCCCCTGATCGTTTCGGCTGCGACGGGCTACGTGGTGGCCGGCAACCACACGCTGCGCGCGGCGCGGCTGCTCAACTGGGACCGGATCGCGGTCACCTGGCTGCACGGCCTGTCCGAGGAGGCAGAGCACCGCATCCTGGCCGTGGACAACCGGGCTGCCGACCTCGGCGACTACGACACCGAGGCACTGATCGCCCTGCTGGACAACCTCGGCGAACTGGAGGGCACCGGCTACTCGGTGGACGACCTGGAGACCTTGCAGGCCCTGGCGGGCCGCGAGGTCACGTTCGCGGCGGGCGACACCGACGCGCACTACTCGGGCACCGACGCCGAGCGGGCCGAGCGGGCCGAACAGATCGGCAACTACCAGCCGCTCAAGGCGCAGGGTCTGGCCGAGGTCATCCTGGTGCTCACCGAGGCCAAGAAGACGCAGATGATCGACTGGCTCCAGGTGCTCCGCGCCAAGTGGGGCGACCAGATGACCAACGGGGAGTTGGTCTACGCGGCCGTGGCTCGCGCGGTGGACGCCGAACAGTGACCTCGTACGAGATCGGAGAGCGGGCGGGGCGCATCGCCAAGCTGTGGACCCCGGGCGTGATCGACGACTACGCCCGGTTCCACTGGCTCGCCCTGGAGACTGGCGACGTGGACCCGGTCTACCCGGTGCTGCGCAAGCTGGAGATGGGCGTCAGCGACCTGGTGTGGCTGTCCTTCCTGCACGTCGCCTACTACGACCTCGGCTCGGCCCTGCGCGCCTTCGCCCGGCTGTCGTGGCGCCCCACCGAGGAGGTCCCCAACGCGGTGCTGCACTACCCGTGCGGCACCGAGCGGCGGGCGCACCGCGACCCGAGCCAGTTGCTGCGCCACCTGGAATCCCTGCGGGCGCTGGCCGATCACTTCCAGGGCTTGCACCGTTTTGTGACAAGCGCCACCAGCTACGGGGACCTGTTCGGCAGGGTCATCTCCATCTGGGGTAACGGCCGGTGGGCCGCCTACAAGACCTGTGAGTTGCTGGCCTACGCGTTGGACCGGCCCGAGTGGGAGCCCACCGACATGGGGCACGCCCACTCCACCGGCCCCCGCAAGGGGCTCGCGCTGATCTACGGCGGGCGCCTGCCCGAGGGCAACGGGCCCGCCGCCATTCACACCCTCAACACCTTGTCGGGCTGGCTCGTCAACGAGTTGGGCCGCCGCGACCTGGTTGCCAGTCAGGCGACCGCCGAGACCACCCTGTGCGACTTCCACTCCCTGGCTGGGGGCCGCTACTACGTGGGGCACGACATCGACCAGATGGGCATGCAGATCCGGCGCGGGCTGGAGACGGAGCGCCTGCACTACGAGGAGGGCCAGTCCGCCGCCCTGCGGTTCCTGCTCGACGCCAACCAGCGTGCGAGCGCGACGTTCGCCCATTGGGGCAACGACGTCGACAAGGGCCGCCGACAGGTCTACAAGTTGACGGGAGAGATCCTTGATCCACGTTGAGGGGATGGGCTGGTTCGGCGCGGTGACCGCGCTCGCGCTGGAGCGGGCCGGCATCGAGTTCACCTGGTCCGACATCGACTCGCCCACCCAGGCCTGGAAGGCCTCCACCGGCATCGTCTACCCGGCCGGAGACGACCGCACCGAGCGGGAGCGCCTGTCCTGGACCCGGTGGTGGCTGAGTGACGACTGGCTGCCCGACCACACGGTGCGGCCCGTCACCTACGGCTTCACCCACAAGGCGCCACCGCATGGCGGCAAGTACGAGTGGGCCCGCTGGTCCTACGTGCCCGAGGTGAAGATCGCCGCCAAGCACGCCTTCGCGGTCGATGTGCAGGCCATCGTGGTCGAGGCCCGTTCCCGCTTCGCCGAGCGGCGCTGCGAGTACGTGGACCCGGCGCGGTCGAAGATTGTCGCTCACGGCGCGCGCCGAGCGGTCGGCTGGGTGTGGGGCTGGAGCCGCAAGGTCAACCTGCGCTGGCCCGGTGGGGTTGAGGCGGACGGCATGAGCCTGTACGGCAAGGTCCACCGGTTCGGCCTCTGCTACGCCTACCCGGTGGGGGCCCAGCCGGGCTGGTGGTGGGCCGGCTCGGCCCTGGTCAACGAGAGGCGCCCCCGGGAGCGCGACGGGCGCGAGTTGGCCGACTACTACGAGCGCTGGCGCTCCGACTTCGCCCGGCTCTACCCCGGAGTGGACGTGGTGGAGTCCGGTCATGAGCCCATCCGGCAGGGCTGGCGGCCCAAGCCAAGCGAGAGCGATCCGGCGCTGCTGGGACTCACCGACACGCGGTGCGTCTTCCCGGCCCTGTGGCACTCGGGCGTGCGCTGGGCGCCCTCGTTGGTGGAGGGAGCGGTGCAGTGGGCAACTCGCGTGACCTCTTCTACGTCATCGGCCCTCCAGGCGTAGGCAAGTCCTCCCTGATGGCCGCCCTCACGGTGCGCTGCCACCGCTGGCCGAACGCCAAGCCGTTCCGCTACGACCTGCTCCGGGGCCCCTCGGGCTACGAGTTCGTCGAGTTGGGCGGTCAGCGCATCGGCGGGTTCCCCGGCACGGACGGCATGTCGATGTCGGTCCAGCCCCGGGTGGAGGAGTGGCTGCACCAGACCCGGGTGCCGCTCGTCCTCGGTGAGGGTGACCGCCTGGGCAACACCAAGTTCTTTGAGGCGGCGGTGCACGCAGGGTGGCGCCTGAACGTTGTCGCCCTGATGGCCGACCGTAAAGAGTTGGATCGGCGCTGCCGGGAGCGCGGCTCGGAAC